CACCCCCTGCACCACCGCCTGCGCCACGATTTGCACCACCAGAGCCGCCACCTGCAATAACTAGGTTTTCTACCTCTAACGGAATAAATGGCGCACCGCCGCCCAATAGCCCTGAAATTGTATTTAACATTATGCGATTGCACCTACGACATACCAAGTGTCTGTGCCAGTCTTAATACAAGCTGCTGATTTATATTGTGCAAGAGTTGGTGCGGCTGCTACTGCTCCAGCACTGAGAACTGTTGTAGTACCTGATGTAACTGCTGAGATTGTGCAAGTACCAGCACCGATATTAAGGACTGTAATAACAGTACCAATAGGAAACGCAACAGATGCGTTAGTAGGAATCTTGAACGCAATAGCAGTTGCCTTGTTCATTATTTCAAGAACTTGATACTGATCTGCTAGGACTGCTGTGTAGTCGCTTGTGTTTGCTGTGCCAACTGTGAAGCTAGTCAGCCCGTTATACATGTTGGCTGTAAGCACATCACCTGTGGCTGCTGGAAAAGTTGGCATTATATCTCCTTAGTACGAAAGAACGCTAGTGCCTAGAATACCGTATAAAGATGATCCAATGATGAATCCATCGATGATTGGCTCTAGGGTGGTGAATTGGGTTTTCCAAGAATTAGGGGTAATGCTGTGAGCAACCCCGAATACCTGCAAAGTTTTAGTCAAGGCTGATGAGCCAGGTTGTGTGGTTGTAATAGTTACAGGATCAAAGAACTCTAGGTCTAAGGCTGCTGTAATTCCTGCATCGTAATCTGCTGTATAAAGGTCAAGGGTGATGGCATCGCATCGGGTCGTGGTTTCAGCTCTAGATGCCACATAAGCCCGAGCATAATCAAGGGCAACTGCATCGGTTTCCATGAGAAGGTTCTGCTGGTTATAAGAGTGAATAAAATACTTGTCGATTGATGGCTGATTGATTGCAGTCTGGGTTGTGCCACCTGTGCGAGTAATTTGAGCTGAATTATAGATAAGCACATCGTTAAGAAGCCACACGGCGTTGAAATAAGGGATGCCTGTGCCATCGTCATTGAATACAACTGGCGTGGCATTTACGCTGCTCGTTGTAAAGGCTCTGTCTTGGAATACGAACTCGCCAGAGGCGTTTACATACAAAGAGCCATACTCTGAGAGTTCGACTGTCTGCATGGCTTCTAGGGCTGTTCTAGGGGTTGCTGGGTCTGCCTGCAAGGTTGTCTGTCCAGCATCTACATCACGCATGGATGCAGGCCATCCGATTTGGTCAAGAATCTTATTGATGCGAGTTCCTGATAACTGCCCAGCGCCTGAGTCTGTAACTGTTGAAATCTGTGCGTTCTGCGCAAGTCTGAAGGCATCCACAGCTGTAATAGTTGTATAGACAATATCGCCTGTGAACTTAGGCGTTGTGGTTGAGTAGCCTGTAATAAAGCCTGAAAAGATTGGGTAAGTAACTGAGTTCCAAGTAGCTGTTATTGCAACCTTACGCATTGGGTTAAGTAAGCCATAGTAAGGACTGGCAGTATTCTGTGGGTTGAAATCGCCATTCTGATCCACAATGCGTAGGGTTAATTGACCTGTCTGGAATTGGTCAGCTTGAGCATTGCGCCCTCTGCTGGTTTGAACTGAATCGACTTGATTAGATACATCAACAATTACCGCTGCGCTATCAGCTAAAACATTGACCCCAAAGATTCCTGAACCAATAATAAATGCCTCAGCATTGGATGGACCAGTTGAGAAGTTAATAATTGCATTGATTGTAGGTACTGCCACTAGATTGCTCCAGCGTAAGTGGTTGAGTTCCCATATCTGTTGAGGTCTTGGATTGCTCCCTGAACTACTGATGCAATCTGTTGATCGCCTATGCCTTGCGCGTTAATGATGTAGGTTGGAGAACCGCCAGTAGATGCTGTGTTGATTGATGCACCGCTAAACTGAGCAACACGATTTTGTAAGGCTGTAATGTCTGGCATAGCCAATCTTAACTTCTCATTGACTATGGCTCTTTGTTGCTCGATTGGAGTGTTTGGTCCAAGAGTTGCGGCTTGTAATTTAGTAATTTCAGGAAGAATGCTTTGATACATTTTGCTAATTGTTACTCGAAGAGCTTCCAAAAGTGACCCAAAAGCATCTTCTGTTTCATTAGCCTTCTTAATTAGTCCAGCCATAGCAGCATTCTGATCATGAATAGCAACCAAAGATAACAAGCGCATCTTTGTTTCTGAATCGGTAGTCTGATTAAGTGCTGTGTATAAGCCAATGCGTTCTACATCGAACTTCTTCTCCAGCTCTTTGAGGGCCAGTTCATCGCCTGTGAGGGCAATCTTTCGAGCAGTAGCATTGTTGTCGATTGTTTTTAGGCTGTTTTGTTGCTTCTGTAATCTGAGTGCATCTTTGTTGGCTTTGTCTATGGCTGCGCGTTGTCCAGGAGATTGCTGTGGTGTACCTGCTGAACGCGCTTTGCTTGATGCACCTAATCTTGAAAGAAGTCCTAGTCCTGAAATCTGAGTACCAGCATTTAGAACATCGCCAATAAAGCCTGCACCTGGTAATGACCTAATTGCCTTTGTAAGAACACCAATGCCATAGATTGCATTACCAATCTGTGTGGCAAAGCCTTCCATTGCTGTAGTTGCTCCGCCGATGCCTTCCTTGCCTGCAATCATCTGCATGGCATCTAGCAGGTCTTTACCGATAATCTCTTTTGCATTATTTGATGCAACTGTGAGCTTGGCAATCGCGCCTGCATAGCCTTCGGCAGCGGCTAATGCCTGACCTCTGAACTTGTCTGTGAGTTCTCCAATGATGACATCCATGTCACCAGCTTTAAGTGTCGCCTTATCTAGACCAGCACCAAGACGGCTAAGAGCTGTTGTCTGACCTAAGAAGCCGCGAGATAAAGCAACAGAGACTTGACCCAAGTTTCGTCCTGTACCAGCGCTAATATCTAAAGCAAGTGCTAAAGCATCTTGTGATTTTTTAACATCGCCTGTGGCTGTAAGAAGCGTTCTAAACGCTGGGCGAAGGTCATCATCTAGAACGCCTGTAACGCGCTGTAAGTCACCAATGAACTTCTCAACCTCGATGGCTGCAAAGGCATTGCCTGTGTTGGCTAGGGCTAATGCTAATGATCGTGCAGCCTTCTCATCTGCTGCGAATGCCTTGACTGACTCTTTACCAAATGCGTATAACTTAGAAGCTGCAAAAACTCCAGCAAGTTGCTTGCCTAATTTAGCGACTGACTTCTCTAGTTTAGATGTAGCAGTTTCAGCCTGCTTAAATGCTTTATTGCCGGTGTATTCGGCTGCAATATCAATTACTACATTAGCCATCAGCGAGTGCCTACCATTCGATTGAAAGTCTTACCAGCATTGTCAATAGCCTTTAGAACAGCTTTTGTAGCGTTGCCTTTGTCATTCTCCCAAGCTTTGTAAATTAAGCGACCGCGCTCTTTGCCTGATCCTGTGAGTGGGCCCATTGCCTGTGCAAAGTTAGGGCGTGATGATGGCTTTGTGCCTGGCGCTCTGCGACCTGCTGTCTCATAGATAGCACCAGCAGCTGAACGGTTACGAATCTGTGCTAACGCTGTAAAGCCTCTGCGATTAGGCTTCGATGGTGTTGTCTTGTACCCAATACCGCGCTTGACGATAGATGCGTTGAATACAGGAAACTTGCCACCCTCACGCGCCCAGTTGCTCAATGGCGAAACGGTGACATATCCTCTAGCTTCTTTTACAACAGGCTTTAAAACGCTAGCAATTTCCTTTTGTGTTTCTTTGCCTAATTCTGGTGCAAATCTGCGAAGTGCCTTACGGAGTTCAACGCCGCCTTTGACGGTTGCTGGCATTGGCTATCTCCTTCGCATCTTCCTGTAGAACCTTAATTAGGTTCTTTAACATCACTTCATCTAGCTCTAATAATTGTTGTGGCGCGATCCCGAGTCTGACACTTAATTTAGCAATCAGATAGGTGATCGAGTCGCGCCCTAAGCCAAAGGGTCATCATCTAGCACCTCGACCGAAGTCAAAGTTTCGATGAATTGCTCTCCAAATGGCTTAACAGTTTCACCCGAACGGCGGATACATTCCCAAGCTAGCCAAAAGATATCGCTCTGCTTCTGGTCTTCGATGAACGCCTTGTGAAAGCCCTTCTTGGCGTACATCTCAAAACCGTATTGCACCAATGGAGTGATTGGGTATTCCCCAACTGATCCATCTGCCCTTGTTACTTTTAACTTTGCCATGCTGTGCCCCTTTGTTTAGTTGTTTAGAAAGTACCTGTTGTGGCTACTGCAACTGTTGAGTTGGCAGTAAATGTGATTGATTGTGTGCCAATATCGCCAACAGCACCGTTGATGTCTGTTGTGTTATTGACTAACAATGAAACTGTGTAAAGAGGGTTTGTAGCAGATACTGCTGTTCCCTTTTCCTGTAGGAATACTGCTGTGATAGTAGTTCCCCATGCAGCTTGAAGTGTTGCAAGAACATTCGCTGATGCTGTGTCATTGAGGAAGTCGATTGTAACTGTTGATGCTTCCAAGCCCTTAACGAACTTGTGTGAAGAATCGCCCATTGCTGTTACTTCGAGTTCATCGAATGAACGGTTGATTGTTACTGCTGTTACATGGTCTGAGAGATCGACAGAGTTAATCTTAACGCCGACCTTATTGTTTAGAAATACAGCCATTAGGATTATTCCTCGTCTTTCTTAGTAGATGCTGGCTTTGGTGCTGAAGTAACCTGCCCGATTTTCTTCAGGAAGGCTTCGTTTTCTTTTTCCCATTCGGACATTTTAGCTCCAGGTAGTTAGAACGGATAGTGACATTTCGCAAGTAAGCAGGTCACCAGATTGGGCGTTTAGAACGCTTGGTTGGCTAACTGCTCCCACATTATAAACTAATGAGGATGCTGCGAGTTTGTTGAACACACCCACAAGGGCATCTTCAATTCCATTGAGATTGCCTTCGTTATCGAACAAAGGAACAGTTATGATTATCTTAAAATTAGCTGTTGGAGCAATCGTGTTGTGTTGATTGTTATTTGGCTCTAAATATGGATCAGAAGGGCTAACGATTACAGAGTTAGCAAGAACTGTGGCTGGTGGGAATGCAAATGTTTGCCACTTAGTATTGTCTACTAATGCTGTCGCAATCGTGGTTCTAAGAGTAGTGAGAGCAACTGGCATTATCCGACCATCGAATTAGGGCTCAAAGCGTGAGCAATAAGTCCACGAACGCGAGCCAATAGAGTGTTGCCCATGCGATAAGGGCTAGGAGTAAAGTCTGGTGATACGCCGCCTGTGGAGCTAACCTGACGAGCCTGCCAAATGTCTACGCTAATCATAAGCGCAGCTTGTTGAACTGCCTTATCTTCTGCCCAGTCTGTTGTGACATCTGCCGTAACTGTTCCATAAGGCGCAACTATGTGCTTTGGTGTTGCCGCTGGTGTTCCTGTGATGTTGTAACTAATTGTGTAATCGCCAACGGCTGTAATTGTTTTATTGCCATTGAAGTGTGCTTTATTGCCACTTACGACAACTGTTTGACCAACATAGAATATATCTTTTACTACTTCATTAAAATATAAAGTTCCTACTGTGGTTGTGTTTTCATGTGCCACATTGAAATGAACATCAGCCCATAGCATTGGAAGAATGACTGCATCTGCTGCATCGCACACTTCTTGCAAAGTTGCATCAGGATATAGAGAACCGACACCGAGCGCTGATCGAAGTTCTGCGACTGTCGTTAGTGCCATTTCTTATCCTTTCTAAAGACTGGGAGTGGGTCAAGGGCTGCGACCCACCCCCAGCGACTTAGGGTGTTACTTATGCCTTGTTGTTCTTGAATGCGCCAGCGCCGACCTTTGTAGCGATTGCTCCAAAGCCGTAGTAACCGATAGTTACTTGACCTGCTGCTGTTGATTCTGCACGAAGGCGGTATGTTGGTGACTCATACCATGTGTAAGCATCTGGGTTTACGATGAGGATTGTTCCATCGCCATCGCCTGCGTTTGTTGGATCAACATAGAGGTTGAGTCCTGCAACATTACCAAGAAGTGATGTAGGTGAAACTTGTCCGCCTGCGTTCATTGGCTGTGATGCTGTGTAAATTGGACGACCTGAATCGTTCAATGACATGATGTTTGACCATTGTCCTGTTGAAACGACCATGTTGCGAGCGAATGGGTTTGGAAGTCCTGCTGTTGCTGCGTAAACAGAAGCTGAACCGCGTGCAACAATTCCAAGTAGCTCAGAAGCTGTTGGGTATGTTGCAACTGTTGTCGCATCAAGTGATGCACCTGAAATAAGCGCTGCGTTTACTGCTGCGTTTGTTGTCTTTGCGTAAGCAGCTGCCATGTTGCGAACTAGCTCATCAAAGAATGCTGGTGATGTACGATCTAGCAATTCAACAGAGAATGTCTGTTGTCCAGCGTACTTCTTAACAGATACTGACAAGAACGCTGAGTTCTGGTCTTGCTCTGTGAATGCTGCATCTTCTGCAACTTCGCCAACTGTTGGCATCTGTGTAATCTTTGGAATCTCGAAAGTCATACCTGCATCAGGTAGTGTTCCGCGAGAGATTGCATCGATTGATGGGCGGATTGTTGTTCCAAGTGGGTTGATGATTTCAGATAGTTGGCGTGTTGGTACAAGACCTGCGTTATCTGTTGTGTTGTCTGCTGCAAGTAGGTATTGACGAGCTGACTCATCACCTAGCGCTGCGCGGATTGTGTTTTCTGCATACTTAGCAGCTGTGATTTCAATGCGTGGCTTTGTGTAAGCCATTGCTGTAACAGTAGGACGAGCAGCCTCGACAGCCGCAGCTTCTACTGATGGTGTTGCTTCGACTGCTGTGGTTTCTTCCACTACTGTCTCGCTTTCTTTTGGTTGGGTTTCGGATGCAGCTTCTTCTGCCTTTTCGGCTTCTTCTGCTGCAATATCAGTAACCTGAGCAGACTTAAATGCTGGCTCTGTTACTAAACTTACTTCGACTAAACGAGCAGCGGACACATAAGTCACGCCATCTTTAATCTTTGACTTTAATACTTCTGCACCAATGCTGAGTCCGGACTGCAATCCTTCTTCTGCCAGGATGAGTGCTTCTGTGCCGCGTTGTGAACGGCTAATAGAAAATACTGCGTTGATTGCATCGTCTGACTCTGAGAAGCTAACAGCGCGACCCAAAGGCTTCTTAACATCGTGTTGGCTAAGTAGCTTGATTGACTTAGCATCAGGAATCTCGATTGATCCTGATTCAAAGATTACTTTGCCGTAATTGGTTGAACCTGCTTCAACATTCAATGGCACAATTTTGCCAGAGATAGTGCGGCTAGCGGAATCCGCTGTAAGTTCAGCCGTAAGGGTTACGATCTGTGTCATTCCATACCATTGCTTCCATTAGGTGATAGGTCTGTCATTTCCATCGCTTGCTCTGTTGTGACGAGTCCAAGCGATAGCAATTTTTCGATTACTGCAAGTTCTTGCAATGGGTCTGTGCGTAGGAATGTCTTATCGATGTCAAACTTAACGACATGACCTCTAGGAGTAATATCGTCCATCGATAGACGATCTTCAATAGCTGTAATAAATGGCTGTAGAGATAGGGCTAAGAATTGCTTGCGCTCATCTTGAACATTTGAGTAGGTCATACTGTTGTTCATTTCCGCGCTGACATAATAAGCAGGTACATTGCAAAGGCGAGCAATCTCTGTAGCAAGATTCTGAATCGCCTCGTTGTACATCATTTCTTTTGGTGAAAATGAAACTGGTGTGTATTCAAGTGTTGAAGTTAAATATGCTGTTGAACGATTATTGCGAGCGTTTTTCCATGCGTTGAGCAATCCTTGAACTTCTTTCGGATCTAGGTCTGCTCCATTGTTCTTAATGTAGCCAGTAGCCATTGGAGTGCCTGCTGCAACAGCAGCGGCTTTCTGCACATCGATAGCAGCGCGGATTGTTTGAACTCCGCTATTGAGAATGCCATCGCCGAGTGATTGGAATGTTACTAACGAACCCAGTCCATCCATTGGCAATGTAGTGCCATCTACTGCATAAGAACGAACAAATGTGTTTGTAGAATCAAGTGTTGCAGTTACGCGAGAGTTAGCAATCCATTCAAAGCGAGAAGGACGACCATCTTCGTTGTAAACTTCGACAACCTTCCAGAAGGCTTGTCCGTAAAATAATAATGAATCGACAGTCCAAGCGATTGTTACTGATCGTGGCTGTGAGTAAGAAGGTTGCTCCATCCATACAGGAGAGCCAAGTTCTTCATTTGTAGATTTCTTGTAAAGCTCTAAAGGAATTGCGCCGATTGTGCCAGCGAGAAGATTGCGGCATCGTTGTAATGCAGGAACTGAGATTGCTTCTGTTCGTGATACATACGCATATTGGAACGGCATTGCATAAGGCGAGTATTCGCCTAAAACTTGGGGTGCTGACTGTGCTTCGAGTAAAGGTTTAGGTTGTAGTCCGAATGTTTGCAGTAAGCGACCCATGTTTACATATTAGCACACTTTGTCTAATATTTGACAATTTCGGGGTGTTGTGTCTAGGCAAATATCTGGGGTGTCGATTGTGGTTGAGATAATCGACTTACCACCATTGCAAGTCCAATCGGTCCAACAATCGGTCCGGCGCTGGCTTTTCGTATAAGCCTCCAACTTGAATCTGTACTTTTTGCTCCGCAGTTTTGCATTTGTTGATCTAGGACATCTTGCCCAGCATGAACAACTCTCTTGTTGTCAATTTGGTCTTTAAGAGTCGAACAAGCGGCATAGAACTCAGCTCCTACGATGGTTTCCACCATTACGCCTGATTTCTGTAATCTTTCAGCTACTGCCAGCGTTGTGTAACGATCGTACAAAACGACTCTAGGTTTGTACGAATCGCACCAGCCTTTAATCTCTGCGGCAATCTTTAATTCATCTACTGAGATTTGTGATTCCCATGTCTGGACCAATGCCACGCCGATTCGACCATCAGGCAAAATCTGTCCTGCTATAAGTGCAGCATTTCTTCTACTCATGTCAATATCAAAGGCAAAGACTGTGAGAGGTCCTGGACTCATCTTCATTGACCTATCGCATATATCTTCCCAAGAGCCAGGAGTGAACGGGCTACTGATTGACGAAATCCATTGGCAAAGAGTTTCGGTTCTCGCCGCTTCCATTGTCGATGTTGCAATCGTTTCCTCGATGGCTTCTTCAGGAATTAAATATCCAAGTGACGGATTTGCCATAGCCCAAGCCTTACGATCCCAAATATCGCAGAATGGTGGTGCGCTGTACTCATAGAATCCCAAAGACTTTGGTGGATGGTTTAAGCATTGCTCATGTAGGTCATTAAGCACTTTACTGAACGCATCCCCAGCGTTCGATGTAAATAGTCGCTGGGAATTAGGTCTGGTCAATGTAACGCTCTTAGAAGCGTCCATAGCAACTTCTGTTACTTCTCTTAACTCGTCAATCCAGAGAAGGTCTGCTGTTCTACCACGCGCTCCATCGGATGTAGCTGCTACAACTTCTACCTGTGCTCCTGATTCAAGGATTATGCGCTCATCGCCGTTAGTTCTACGGATTCCCTTCTTAGGATCACCGTTCTTCAGCTGAACCCGTAAGAAGTCATTGCGTTCAATGATGTCTGCAATAATGTTGAAAGATTTAAGTGCCATTGATCTATTTGATGACATCATGAGGATGTCCTTCTCACCAAAGCAGAATAAGCCTGCCAAGACACGCATTCGCGCTAGATGGCTCTTTCCGGACTGCCTAGCGATTAATAACAATGTGCTGCGCTTGATGAATTGATTATTGTTATCAATCGTCAGCATATCTTTAAGAATTAGCTTTTGCCATTCAAGTAATGGCTGACCAATCTTTTCAGCTAGCTCGATGACTTCATCAACCCTAGATTTACCTTTGAGCCAAGGACTGTGAAGCCTTGGTTTCAAATCCCCAACAAGCTTCTTTTTCTTTTTGGTTTGAACTGTCATAGTTCTGGTTTAGGTTGACCAGACATCGGACCGGCTTGGAC